CAAACGCCGCGCAATCGCATTGGATCCGCACGAATGCTTCGGCACGCCGCCATCGTCATGGCCGAGCGCGATGCGGCCTACGGCAATCCGGCGGCCTCCATGGCGGCGGTGGCCGCACGCTGGTCGCTCACCCTTGGCTGCTGCGTCACGCCGGCGCAGGTCGTGCTCTGCATGCTCGATCTCAAGCTGGTGCGGCTCGCGTATGACCCGGCGCACCGCGACAGCGCCACGGACGTCATTGGCTACGCCGCGCTGCTGCCGGAGGTGACGCGATGAGGTGGTCTCTTCCCGGATACGGCGGCGAGCGGCGGCCGCCCGAGAAGGTGAAACAGGATGGCTGGCGCGAACAGGGTTTGCTCGCGGTGTCAGTCGACGATCAGCGGCTGAGCTGGCCCGAGCGGGAGTTCATTCGCCAGATCGGCGAAAAGCTCTACGGCAACAAACAGAAACGCCAGGAGGCTGAGCGTGGATAAGTGGACTGTGCAAGAGGTCGAGGATCGGCTGGTTGAAGCCGCATCGGTGATCCGGCGCCTGCCGCCTGTACGCGTGCCAGGGTACTTCAACACATGGCCCACGATGTTCGTTGAGTTTGCCGATCGGGTTGGGCAAGAGCCTGAGCCGATGCGACTGCCACCACCATCGCCCGCCGCAATCAGCCGGATGGAGGAGACGCTTGGTTGGCTGCACTGGCTCGAGCCGATCGATGCGAAGATCGTTTGGCTTCGGGCTTCAGGCCTGCGGTGGAAGCCGATTTGCTGGAAGGTCGGATTGGAGCGCGCGGCAGCCGATGAGCACTATCGGTATGCGCTGTACGTCATCGCCTGGCGGCTCAATGGTCGGCGCAAGACAGGTGCGGGATCACGGCGCTCGTTCATCGCGGCGGCTCGAGCCGTTGGATCGGCCAGGCACTGAGCTCTTGTCGGCCTCCAATCACCCGTGGGGTTGTCGTTGGCAATAAATTCTGTGCAGACATTTTTCGACCAGACAAAATCGGGGAATTCCGGTAGCAAGGACGGCAAGATCGCGAGAGTCGCGCGCAAAGCCATCCATCATCATGCAACTCGTCATCAATGCCAGCGACCAAGTCCTGGCCCGATACGGCAATCAGCTTGCCGCTCTGGGCGAGGGCCAAGCCCGCACCGCCATGTCGCGGGCGTTGAACCACGAGGGCGACAAGGGTCGCACGCAGGTCAAACGCGCACTCGTCAAGCAGACCGGGATCAAATATGGCGCGGTCGACAAAGCCATGGCGACCATCCGATCGACACCGGCGACCTTAACCTATCAGCTCAAGGCGCGCGGACAGGAAACCAACATCGCCTGGTTCGGTGGGAAACAGCGCGGTAAGGGCGTGTCGGCCGCACCATGGAACAAGCGCCGGATCTTCCGGCATACGTTCATCGTACCGCGGTTTGGCCGCGCCTTCATTCGCACGTCGAAGCAGCGACTGCCGATCCGCTGGCTCTATGGCCCCAATCTCGGACGCGAGCTTGTGAAAGACTACAGCGCTGCCGCCTGGCACAGCGGAGTCAGTAGCATCATTGCCCGCGTTGGCCATGAGATCGGACGCATGCTGCCGCGCTGACGAACGCTCGGATCAAGTCACGGGTCCTTCCTTCGGGGGCCTCACAAGCGGTGGCGCCGCCGCCCGGAAAACGCGCGTTTTTCCAAATCGAAAAACCTCAGTTTGGTTTGGTCCCGCGGCCAAATAACCCAACGATATCAATGCTCGAAGCTCAAAAACCCTCAGCCGCCTGGCCGGCCGCGAAAATCGAATTCTGGCCCATCGGGCGGCTCACCGTGAACCCGCGCAATGCCCGCCTTCATGGGCCCGAGCAGATCGAGCAGATCCGGGCTTCGCTTCGCGAGTTCGGCTGGACCATGCCGGTGCTGGTGCGAGAAAACGGCATGCTGATCGCCGGTCACGGCCGGCTCGAGGCGGCTAAGCTCGAGGGCATCGCCGAAGTGCCGACGATTGTCGCCCACGGCTGGACCGAGGCGCAGTGTCAGGCTTATGCGATCGCCGACAATAAATTGACGGAATCGAGCGAGTGGAGTGATGAACTCCTCCGGCTTGAGCTCGGTGATCTGCGCCAGTCCGGTTTCGATCTGACGCTGACTGGCTTTGATCGGGATGAGCTCGACAAGCTACTGCTGGGCGATGCCGACACCGACGGCGACCTCGACGAGGCACCCGAGCCGCCAGTGGAGCCGATCAGCCGTCCCGGCGATCTGTGGATCTGCGGCGAGCATCGCGTGCTGTGTGGCGACGCCGCTATACTGTCCGATGTCGAGAAGGTCCTCGGAGGTGAACTCGCCGATATGACGTTCACTGATCCACCGTACAATGTGGACTACGCCAACACCCCAAAGGACAAGCTAGGCGGCAAGAATCGCCCGATCCTGAACGACAAAATTGGCAAGGACTTCGGCGCCCTTCTCTACGACGCCTGCGTCAATATCCTCGCCCTCACCAAGGGTGCCGTCTACATCTGCATGTCCTCGTCTGAGCTCGACCGGCTGCAGAAGGCGTTCCGCGAGGCCGGCGGAAAGTGGTCGACGTTCGTGATCTGGGCCAAGAACAGCTTCACACTTGGTCGCTCCGACTATCAGCGCCAATACGAACCAATTCTCTACGGCTGGAAAAGCGGAACCGATCACTATTGGTGCGGCGCGCGCGACCAGGGCGATGTCTGGTTCTTCGACAAGCCGCACAAGAACGATTTACACCCGACGATGAAGCCAGTGGCTCTGGTCGAGCGCGCGATCCGCAATTCGTCCAAGAGCCGCGACATCGTGCTCGATCCGTTCGGCGGCTCAGGCACGACGCTGATTGCGGCGGAGCGGGCTGGACGGCGGGCGCGGCTCATCGAGCTCGATCCCAAATACGTCGACGTCATCGTTCAGCGCTGGCAGAACACGACGACGGCTTGGTCCCGCGCCCCCACACCCCGACGGGGGGAGAAGGCCGGCATGGGGAAACAGATCAACCGTTCGGTGCCTCAAGCCAAATAGCACAATCCGCCAACCGCAAGATCAGCCAATAACGCCCGGCCAATCGCGACCACGCCGATACGCCGTAGGCGCCGGGTACCATCCCGCATGGCCACAGGCTGGTTGCCGCAAACATGGACCGGCGGCATAATTGGCACCATGCCAATCCGCCGGTCTGCAGACACAGCGCCAGACATGTTTTCGGTTCTGCTTTCGCCGAAGGCACCCGGGCCGTCCGTTGTACAGGCCGCTGGCGCAGAGGGCGACCCGGCATCGCAGCCCCGGCACGTGCTGCCGAAGGATTTGGCCGGTGCGCTCAAGCGGCTGGACAACAGCGAGATTGATACACTTCTTTCGGCAGTCACTACCGAAGCTGAGCACCGTGGCCGCCTGCCAAAACCGCAGCCACAGCTCGAAGCGAAGCCGGCCGCTCAGCGTACAGCGGTTGGAGAGGTTGCGAGTGGGTTGACGAAGGGTAAGCTGAACGCCGTGCGTGCCGCTTTCAAAGCTGGTGTAAAGCCATCGGCAATTGCTCGGCAGTTTGGAATTTCGCAGTCCGATGTCCGGAAGGCCCTTGCTCGTGGACCAGATCGTGGTCCCTGACGCTGACGCAGTGCCTTGGGTTTATAATCGGATCATTGATTGCTCATTCGCCGGTACAACGATCGCAAAATGATCGCCCCTAAGGCTTAGCCAATCATCGAGCTTGGTGGTTATGGCGCGAACCGCAGCAAAGACCGGCGACCATGACGCCTCCGGGACGATTCCGGTGGATGTGGCTGCCAAGCTGTTGATGGTCACGCCGGAATGGGTCCGGCGACTGACCAAGGACGGCTGGGTCGCGAAGACCGATCGTGGCAGCTACCGCGTCGTCGATGTGGTGCAGGGCTATATTCGCTTCCTCAAGGACGAAGCGCGTCGATCGAGCAAGACGGCTTCGCTCAGTCGGCTGCAGGACATTCGCACCCGCAAGGAGGAGTTGGCGGTCGCGCAGACCGAGCGCGAGCTCGTGCCACTGGTGGAAGCCATGACGCTGGTGGACGAGGTGGCGGGCGCCGTGGTCGCGCGGATCAATGCGATTCCCGCGCGCTTGACCCGCAACATCGAGCAGCGGGAACAGCTGCAACGAGAAGTGGATGATGCGCTCTCCGAAGTGGCCGACCGCATCGCAAAACTCGGCCGTTCTTATCGATCGGGTGACGAGGATCCTGCGGCCGAGGAAGAAGGTAT